GTTCGCAGGACAAACCGTTACACAGATGAGGCGCTGGTGTTCAGCGATTACGTGTGAGCCTTACCGTCAAGCAAGAAGCGTTCGTCAAAGCCTTAATGGAAACTGGAAACGCTTCCCAGGCTTATCGTATCGCATACAACGCTGAAAACATGAAGGATTCCGCTATTCATGTCAGCGCATCACAATTACTGCGAAACCCTAAGGTCGCCCTAAGGCTAGAACAGGCCCGCGAGAGCGCACAGAAGCGCCACGACATCTCGATCGGCAAGCTTACCGACATGCTCGTGGAAACCTACAACCTCGCCATGAAGGAAAGCGTCGAAGCGCCCGCCGCGGCCGTCTCAGCCGTCCTTGCCATTGGCAAGCTCCATGGCCTGATCGTGGACAAGAAGGAAGTAACCCGGAAACGTGATGCTTCAGACTTCGACGACGACGAGCTACTCGAAATCGCCCGAATGGGCCGCGCGGGAATTGCTCAGGCGCAGGCAGGCCCGAAAGAGCCTGATAGCGTACACTAGATACACGTTCCCAGATTACCTGCCGGCTGGCCATCATCACCTCATCGCCGAGAAGCTCGAAGCGGTTGCCCGCGGAGAAATCAAGCGGCTGATGATCTTCATGCCGCCTCGTCACGGCAAGAGTGAGCTGGCGTCAAAGCGGTTTCCGTCCTGGTTCATCGGCAACAATCCCAAGAGGAACATCATCGCCGCCTCGTACAACAGCGACTTGGCAACAGACTTCGGTCGCGAAGTGCGCAACATCGTCGGTTCGAGGCCATACAAGGCGCTCTTCGACGTTGCCTTGTCCGAGGACAGCACGGCCTCGAACCGCTGGCACACGAACCACGGCGGCATGTATGTGGCGGCCGGCATCGGTACAGCGGTCACGGGCCGCGGCGCGCATGTTCTTCTGATCGACGACCCGTTCAAGGACCGCGAGGAAGCCGACAGCGAACTGCAGCGTGAGAAGGTCTGGCGCTGGTACACGTCGACCGCCTACACCCGTCTTGAGAGCGATATCGCCTACAACGCCGTCGAGGATGACGAGCTTTGGGCAGAGCTTCGCAGCGACATCGAGGACGGAAAGGCCGTTCCGTTCGATGGCGCTATTGTTGGAATCGGAACGCGTTGGCACGAGGATGACCTATTCGGGCGCCTTCTGGCTGAGCAAGCCAATGGCGGCGACACGTGGGAAATCCTTGAGCTTCCCGCCATCCTCAAGAGCGGCGAAGCACTGTGGCCTGAGAAGTATCCACTGGCCAAGCTGCAGTCGATTAAGACGGTTATCGGCGAGCGCGACTGGTCCTCTCTCTACCAGCAGGCGCCGCGCCCCGACGAAGGTCTGTACTACAAGCGAGAGTGGTTTCGCTGGTACGACGAGAAGCCCAAGCATCTGCGCGTCTACGGTGCATCGGACTATGCGGTAACCGCGGATGCTGGTGACTACACTGTGCATCTGGTCGCAGGCGTCGATCCCGACGATAACATCTACGTTCTCGACATCTGGCGCGACCAGAAGACGACGGACATTTGGGTTGAGGCTTTTATCGACCTTGTGAACAAGTATAAGCCGATGCAGTGGGCCGAGGAAAACGGCCAGATCATCAAATCGGTCGGACCGCTCATCGAGAAGCGGATGCGCGAGCGCAGGGTATATGCGCGGCGTGAGCAGTACTCCTCGGCTGTCGACAAGCCCACACGATCACGCGCCATGCAGGGCCGTGCTGCCATGGGCAAGGTCTATCTTCCGGCAAACAAAGCTGCGCATCCATGGGTTGACGACCTTCTGAACGAACTGCTCGCCTTCGATGCAGGCAAATACGACGATCAAGTTGACGCCCTGGGCCTTATTGGTCGGATGCTTGATGAAATGCAGGCTGCCAATGTGCCTAAGGCTGTCAAGAGGCCAGGCACTGACGGCTACCGCCGCGTTACCAACCTGAACGAAGAGACCTGGAGAACGTAGTGGCCGTTTCCGTCGCTGCTTCACCGCCTACCGCACGCGCTGAGAAGAAGGAGCCTGATGCGCTCCAGCGCAAGCAGAAGTGGTTTAGGGCCTTCGAGCAGAACAAGTCGAAGGAGCTGGAAGAGGCCCGAATCGCCCGCCAGTACTACCACGACAAGCAGTGGACTGACACGGAGATCGAGCGTCTCAAATCGCGCGGCCAGCAAGCGACGGTCCGCAATCGCATCAAGCGCAAGGTGGATTTCCTAGTTGGCGTCGAGCAGCGGCTGCGTCGTGATCCGAAGGCCTACCCGCGCACGCCCCAGCATGAGGCAGACGCCGATACCGCTACTGCCGCGCTACGGTATGTCTGCGATGACAATCAGTGGCCCAACGTCAGCTCTGAGGCGATGCACAAGGGTCTCGTGTCCGGCATCGGCGCGGTGTTCATCGGCATCGATGGGCAGGACCCGAAGCTGACCGAAGTGCCCGAGGATCGCTTCTTCTATGATCCGCGATCGATCAAGCCAGACTTCTCCGATGCTCGCTACATGGGCTTGCACCTGTGGCTCGATACTGACGAGGCGAAAGAGCGCTGGCCTAACGCTGCGACGCAGATCGAAGACATGATGGACGCTGACGGTGGCGGAACCACGACGTCAATTGTCGAGCAGGACCGCGACGAACAGTGGGGTGACTTCGAGAACCGCCGCGTTCGTATCGTGGAGTTCTGGGAGAACACATCCAAGGGTTGGCACTTCTGTTTTTTCACCGGAAACATCACGCTCGAGAGTGGCGTGAGCCCCTACCTTGATGAGCAACAGCGCCCCGACTGCCCATATGTGGCCTGGTCGCCTTGGATCGATGAGAAAGGCACGCGATACGGCATCGTCCGCACCCTCAAGAGCATTCAGGACGAGGTGAATTATTCGGCCTCGAAGATGTTGCACCGGATATCTGTCCGGCAGATGTTCTACAAGGACGGCGCTGTAGAGGACGTCGACGACTTCTCAAAGCAGATGGCGCGTCCGGACGGAAAGCTTAAGATTGCGCCCCATGCAGAGTGGGGCAAGGACGTTGGCCCCGTCGACGATATGAAGGCTTTGCAGGGCGAAGCAGAGCGTCACCAGCTCGCCGTTCAGGAAATGGAGAACTACGGCCCTAATCCGGGCTTGGTTGGGCAAGGTCAGGGCGTGGATGGTGCCTCCGGCCGCGCCCTGCTTGCTCAGCGCGACAGCGGCATGACGGAGATGCAGCCCATCTTCGAGCGCCAGCGCGAATGGAAGCTCCGCTGTTATCGCAAGATGTGGGACCGCGTGCGCCAGGCATGGAATGCTGAGCGCTTCATTCGCGTCACCGACGACAGTAACGCCATCCAGTTCGTGCCGATCAACAGCTATCAGATGGACCCGATGACGGGGCAGATCACGGCGCAGAACGTAGTTGCTGAGATCGACGTCGATATCTCGCTGGATGAAGGCCCCGACACGATCACGATGAACGAAGAACTGATGGACCAATTCACGAAGCTCGGCGAGGCGGCGATGAGCCCGCTTGGTAAAATCGTGATCGAGCTATCGAACACGCCGAAGAAAGAGCAGCTTCTGAAGATGATCGACGAGGGCGTGCAAGCCATGCAGCCAGGCCCCGATCCTGCTGTTCAGGCAAAGCTCGAAGCCGATCAAATGAAGATGCAGCATGACGCTCAGATGAAAGAGCAGGATGCCGCGCGCGAAGCCGATAAGGATGCGCGCGATGCTCAGCGCGCGGACATCGAGTTCAAGCAGAACTTCGACATGAAGCAGCTTGAGATGCAGGCAGAGCGTGAGCGCATGGCCTTCGAGCGTGAGAAGCACGCAGCCGAGATGGCGCGCGCCGACCGTCAGCACAGCCAGAAGATGACCGAAATGGCCGCGATGACCAAGGCCAAGGTCGCGAACGCGAACAAGAAGCCGAAGGCAGAGGCGAGAGCATGACATACGAACAGATCATGATGCAGTGCATCGCCACGGCAACAGAACAAGGTCTGAAGGGCAAAGAGGCCCGCGAAGAAGCCGCAGAGATGTTCGCCCAGATCACGGGCCGCAGCTACGAATCCATCATGGGCAAGCCGATGAAGACGACCACGCCTCCGAAGGCTGAGGTTGTCGGCCGAGACGGCGAGATCCCGAAGTTTGAGGACTACCTTAAGGACTAGCGTTGCCTACGCGTGCGTAAGCCTCGCCGGGCTTAAAGCGGCGTTCCGCGGTCTACCTGCGACAAC